AAGGTGCAGGGCAAAGGAATGAAAGGGTTTTATGGTAGCCCAACAGAAGGAAGTTTTGGAATAGTAGGTAATGTAGCTAAGAGTTTGTTTAAGCAAGAACCGAAAACGGTGGAGATTAAATTATCGGATTCTGCACCCTCGAATGAAGTTTATTTTAATGATTGGGAAGTTACTGGTCATATTGGGAAGTACCCACAATGGAAAGCAGAATTAGAGGACATAACCTATGAAATAGGAACGAGAGATGGTATTAAATATACATTATGGCGTGGCGAAGAAAAAGTTGGTGTATTTAATAGTGTAAAACAAGCACAAGATGCTGCAATGGGGACTGAAACTGGAAGAACTTCCACCCAACACTCCATAGACATAACACCCGAACTAAAAGCAAGTGTAGAAGGTGGGCAACCGTTGTTTAAAACAGAAGAAAGCAAAAAAGAATTTGGTGGATTTGAAACAAGGGATGGTAAACCGATAGGCTTTAATTACGATACAGAAAAAGTAGCAAGAGAAAGATTTGATATTTCTAAACTTAAAAAGATTGGTAGCGGAAGTGATAGAGATGTTTATGATTTAGGCAATGGCAAAGTATTAAAAGTTGCTAAAACAGCAAGGGGTTTAACGCAAAATATTTATGAAGGCGACTATTATTTAAAAGGCATTATCCCGGAAGTGTTTGAAAGAGGGTTGAATTATGTTGTTGCAGAAAGCACTCCGAGAATAAAATCATCAGATAAAGTTACCGTATATGACCAAGAAGGTAATGGTGATGTAGTTGGAGAAACAACAGCAGGTGAAATGCTTAGACAGTTAGGTCAATTTAATCAATCTCATTTTGATAAACATAACGACAATTTAATAAAAATACTTAACAAGTTTGGCTTTGGAGATATAACAAGCTACAATGTTCTTTGGAACGACTTTACAGCACAAAGGAATTGGGGCTATAAAGATGGTGTTGCATACCACTCTGACGGTGGAACTTTTGGCGGTGTAGATATGATTAGTTCGCACAAAGGCAAAACAAATCTATCCGACCCTGAATTTAGAAAGATATACGAAGAAAGCAAAAAACTAAAAAAACAATTTGGCGATACAGACAAAGCCACAATGTATTCAAAAGAAGGCGGTAAAGTAGAAGCACAATACAGAATAGAAAGCGGTAAAAACATAGTAGAGGCAATAAAAGACTTCAATGGCAGTCCAAGAGCCACAGTAGCCCTTACCCACGAGATAATGCACCCCACAGTAGTAGCAATTATTGATGGTGCAAAGGCGGGTAACGAAGTAGGTGCAAAGCATACTGAAACAATCGTAGCAGAGTTCAACAAAGCCAACCCCAAGAATCAAGTAACAACCGAACAGTTAATTAAGGGTAATGATGCCTTCAAAGGTGGCACAACAAGCAAGGAGTACCGCCAAGTACAAGAATTTATCGCTAAGTCATGGGAGAAGTACCATACAGAAGGTGGCAAAGGATTTAGCGAAGCGTTCCAAAAAGTATTGGAGCAAATAACGCAAGCCTTCACTGAAGTTTACAAGACACTAAAAGGTAAAGAACTTACTCCTGAGCTTCGCAAGATGTTCGATGAGATTCTAGGTAAGGAGCCTGAGCCTGTTAAGGTCAAAGAACCAAGAGTAGAATCACCGGAGGAAGTCTTGGTACGGGACTTGCAACAAGACATTAAGAATATTGGCTATGATATAGCACACGAAATGGAGATGAACTCTCTGTCAGAGTTTAGTCCTGACATGTATGCTGTTCAGAATATGCCATGGATAGATCCTTTATCAGCAGCCAAAGAGACTGGTGGTAAAGTAGGCACCAAAGGAGATATTAACCCTTCGTTTGTGCATAAAACCAAAGGAGTAGGTGTTGAGAAGGCGGGTGAAATACTAGCGCAAAGGGCAGCCGATGACGGACTGCATCCTCAATTAGATTCTCAGGATTGGCGAGAGATTCTCATTGAAATTCTACATGCAGGAAGCAAGGAGTCTTACATAAAGAACAATACCAAGTTTGGCAAGGAGCGCACTCGAATCTTAAAGCAAGAGATGGGTGAGAAGAAGGCTGAACTTGCAGAGGCTATTAAGGATTTAGAGAATGCTGATTGGGAGAAACTTGGATTTGATTCTAAGAAGGAGTTCAAACAGCATGTACGCGATATTAAACAAGGTAAGCAGCTAGAACAGTACGAAGCAGATACTATGGATGTTGTTGCTCAGATGGACGACGCAACAGTAGACAGATTAATTAAAGAACTTGACGAAAATTTTCCAACAACGGAAGAAGAAATAAATACATTCTATGAAAAACACGGTATTGAAGAGGGTAGTGTTAGCGCAGAAGCTAGCAGCCCTAAAATTACAGAAGGAAAACCTGAAGTTAGCCAAGCGCCAACAGAAGGAGAATTAGTTGTTAAGGCGAAGCCCATTAAGTCAAGTTGGGAAAGCAATATTGAAGCATTAGTTGATCCAGAGAAAGGATTAGGTGCTGTTATCTCTAAAGCAATTAAGGAGCAACAACCTTTCAAAGAATCTTTTTTAAAACGAATAGGAATATCTCTTGAAGAAATGCGTCAATTAGACGATGCCTCAAAGCAGAAAATACAAGATCAATGGGTTAAAAGCGATGAATTCAAGGAATTATCAAAGTTTGTAGAAGACAAAAAATCGACTCCTGATCCCAAGCCCGTCACCCCACCTGACACCCCCCTAAAGATCACCTCCAAAGAGAAAGCACTCAAGGCAGTTGACGATCTTGAGAACTTCTTACTTAACCTGCCCGGCATTAAAGACAATGTAGGTGGAGAGCGTATGGGCGCACCATTCAAAGCAGAAGATGCGGTGAAGTTTTTTGCAGAAGCTCTTAGAGAGGGTGTAGAACAAGGCTACAAGGTCAAAGAAGCCATTGAGCGTGCTATTGGTAAACTAAAAGAGCACAAGACTTATAAGGCATTCCTAGACTCCGTGGATGAATCCATGCTTAGAGATAACGCTAGGAAGAATTATGAGAAGCAAGGTATCTCGTTAGATAAGCCTATTGAACAGCAGTTTGGAGCTTCGCACGCATCAGTAGCAGAAGTAAGAAAATCAATGGGTCTAACTGACGAGATTAATATTACTGATCAGCACCGAAGAGATACTAAAACTGTAATGAAAGAAGGTAAGCAAATTGCAGAATCTTCTAACGTGCAGTTTTTAGCAGACGATATAATTAGTGGAGAGAAGATTCCCAATGCTCAGGAGCAAGCAGCACTTGTGTATGAACAGACAAAACTCTACAATGAGTCTTTAGACTATCAAGATAGAATTGATTCCTTTACAGCAAAAGGAGAGTTAAACGCAGCAGACCAAGCAACCATTGAACTAGCTAATATCAGAGCTAGACAGAAGAACGTGATGGACGCACTTGATGTTGCAGGAACCAAGATGGGTCTTGCTTTTCGAATGAGACAGTTGATAAATAAGCGCGACTACTCTTTAGTTGCATTAGAGAAAAGGTGGACTAGCGCTTCGGGAGGCAATGAGATAACTCCATCTGTTCGCAAGCAATTAGAAGCAAGAGTAAAGGAGTTAGAGGCAGAGGTTAAAAAGTCAGAAGAATTATTTAAGGCAAAGGATAAGGAGCTTGCAGACCAGGCAATGCTCGACATTCAAGAGGCGATGGCTAGGGAGAAAACTAGTCCACTACAAAGAATCAAAGCCGAAAAGAAAATTCGTAAGGAGGAATTAGCCAAGAAATACAGAGGCGTATTCAATGATGCAACCAATATTGCCAAGGCGATATTGGAAAAAGATTTTTATGAGTATTCAAAACTTGTATTAGAGGAAGTAGCCGGAGATATTAAGGAGTTTGCAAAAAGACTTATTGGTGATCTTGGAAAGAATGTAGAACCTTACGTTCAAGAAATATATGATAATGCTTCTAAAAAGGAGTATGAGAAAGCCTTTGTTGACGAAGTAAAAGGAATACAGATTGATAAGCAACTCATCCGTGATATTGTTGAGCAAGGCGTAAAAGACTCCCAAGAACTAGTAGACAAAGTTTTCGAGGCAGTCAAGGATGATCTACCAGAGGGTACAACTCGTAGAGAGGTGCAGGACGCTATTTCCGAGTACGGCAAGCAAATTAATCCTAAGATAGATCCTCTGCAAGCTGAAATAAATAGTTTAAAACGCGATCTGAAACTTGAATCTGGATTAGAGGACGCAACAGTTGGTAAGGGTGTAAAGAGAAGCGGATTCACGCAGCCAAAACCAACTCCGAAACAGCGTGGTCTTAAACGTAGAATTAATGATGCACTTAAAAATCACCCCCAAGATCAGGCTGAGATTAATAAAAAGTGGGCTACTGCGCTTGACAGAACCAAGACTGCACTTAATAATTCAATCACGGATTTAACTAAACGGCTAGAAGATTTAAAGCAAGGTGTTGCTACTCCAAAAACACCAAAGGAGAGGTTAAAACTAGATGCGGAGGCAGAGGCGCTAAAAGATATGCGTGATGATCTAGTCAAACAAATTGAAGAGATCGAAGGAAAGAAGAAACTCAGTTATGAGCAGAGGGTAACGCTTGCTATTGAAGCAGCAGAGAGAACAGCTCAGAAGTATAGAAATCGAACTCAAGAGATAAAAAAAACAGGAACTTATACAAAGGAAACTCCCGTTCAATTATCATCTCCTGAACTTGATATTGCAAGAGCGGAAAGAGATGCTGCACAAGCAGAGTTTAATCAGGCGAGCAAGGATGCTAATTTAGATGTTATTGCTGCAACAAGTAAAGCTCTACGTGATTCTCAAGACAGAGTTGCTAAGTTAGAGCAAAAGGTTCGCTCTAACGATATAAGTTACGCTCAACGTGCTGTACGATTAGCTCTTGATACGCCCGAACTCAAAGCATCCAAAGCAGCAGAGAAAGCGCTCAGAGATATTATCGACACTATGCGTGAAGAACAGGGACTAGCCGAACTTCATAGAATGGAACTTTGGAAGAATCGTGCAGCAAACAGGCTTAAAGAACTTGAGCGAAGAGTGCGAGAGAAAGACTATTCAAAGAAGGTGAAGAAAGAAACTCCAATTGATATGGAGATGGAGCGTACTGCCATGAAGATTGATCGCGCTAAATTTGATTTAGATGTGGCAATTGAAGTAGAGCGATATAAAAATCTTCAAGGATGGGAGAAGACAGGAGAAACACTTTCGGATATATTTAATATTCCAAAGTCTATTATGGCTTCGATGGATATTTCGGCTCCATTTAGACAAGGAGCAGTTTTATTTGCTCGGCATCCGATACTTGGAGTGAAAGCAACAAAGGAGATGTTTAAGCATCTTTGGAGTGAGAAGGAAGCTAATGATTGGAATGATAGACTTAGACTTAGTGATGGGTACATACGTGCCAAGAAGAGCAATCTATTTATTAGCGAACCGATGGCTAGGCTTGTTGCATCAGAGGAACGTTTCATGTCGCACATGGCAGAGAAAATACCTGTACTTGGAAGGGGTGTTAAAGCATCAAATAGGGCATACTCAGGTTTTCTTAATAAGATAAGAACTGATGTATTTAATCAGCATTACGAAGCTCTTGTAAACGAAGGCTTCTCAGGAAAAGAATTACAGAGTGAACTCAGTCAAATGGCTCACTTAATTAATAATTTTTCAGGTAGAGGAAAGTTAGGTAAGCGAGGAGAACTTGCCTCACCACTACTCAATGCAGCGTTCTTTGCACCACGATATGTGACATCAAGGATCAATACTCTTGCAAATGCAGTAACAGGATACTGGCTTGAGGGTAGAGCGTATGGATCACAGAGAATGTCTACTCGGACAAGACTTGAAGCATATAAGGCGCTTGGAGCCTATGTCACAGTTGGGGTTGGAGTCCTTCAGATGGCTAAAGCTGCCGGAGCAGAGGTTGAGATAGATCCTAGAAGTTCTGATTTTGGTAAGATCAAAATTGGTGATTTACGCTATGATATATGGGCAGGATTTCAACAAGAGATCGTATTACTAGCAAGGATATTTACTCAGGCAAAAGTAGATGTGTTTAACGGCAAGGTAAAAAAGTTCAATGAAGGATTTGGTTCTTCCAACACAGGAAGTACATTAGGCAATTTTCTTCGAAGTAAGGCTAGTCCACAGGTAGGATATGCACTGAGCGCAATGACAGGCACTACAATGGGCATGGAAGAGTTTGACGCAGGCAAAGAACTTTTAAGAATGTTTGTACCACTACTACTTCAAGATCCAATTGGTAATCTTATATACAACGATGCAGTAAGCATGTATAAGGAAGGAGATGCAGGGATTGGAACTTTTGCAGCAGGAGCTACTGGCATTGGAGTAGGGTATATTCCTAAGCCGAAGCCTGTTGAAGACGCTAATTTAAAAGAGAGATCGTTAAACTTAATGATCGAAAAGCAGTATAAACCCCAAGACTACAAAGACGACGAAGTGTACGTCAACAAAAAGCCTTACATCATCCCAGAAGATAAGATGGTTAAGATTAAAGAGATGAGAGCTAAGGAAGCGGGAAAGTTAATTGAACTGCATTACTGGAAACTAAAAAAGTTGACTCCTGAAGAATATGAGTCAAAGGTCAACTCCTACTACAACGAAGGTCTAAAAAAGGCTCGTAACAAGTATCTACCTTCAGGGTGGAAGAATACTAAGCCTAAATAATTTCACCCCACATCTCATACCAACAATAATTGATATTATCTTAGCCAAATAAATTACACACTATGGCAACTACAAACCTGATATTAAATAACACAAATTATAATAACTCTTTACTAACTAATGGTAAAGTGTATAGCACAGGAGTAGATTACGCTTGTAATTATCCATTAGACATGAATACTGCGTTTTCTATAGATACTACTAGAACATCGAAGATAATTACATGCACTGTTGGTGATTTTACTGATTTATTAGGATGTGATATTCAAAATAATAATGTTCCTGTTCGTAAGTGGGTAACTGCCATAACTGGAGAGGTTCTTGAAATTGACTATATAAACTCTCCAACCGAAGCAGTATTAAAAATGCCATGTTCGTTTACATTAGCAGCTGGCGAATTTTATACCGTTGACTATTGGGGAAGCCCACAAGTTGAAGATACAATTATTCAAAATACAGATGATTTTGCTGTAGCAGGATTATTGATTAATACTAATATAGGTCCTATAGTAACAAATGTTGCATCAGGTCAATCTATTGGAATGGGTCAAAACCCTATATCTGTTGATCTTGGAAGCACAGGTGCATTATGCAGTTTAATTGTTAAATATATAAACTAAAAAACCATGAGATCAGTATTTATTGCCCCAAGCCCATTAGAAGGCTACGTATTCATTAACACGGAAGGGGAGAAATTCCTTATCACTAATAGCGGGTTTGCTGTTACCAAAATTGAAACAGACGATTTAGAACAAGTATCATTTGATATTGCCGTTCAAGCGGTAATGGATAATGCTTTGACACTAATTGATCAGGCTAGTGAGGAAATTGAAGAAGCGATTCAGAACTTTGAATAAACCATGAGAAAAAAACTCTTACTATTGGCAGCCGTGATGATTATTACGGCTGTTTCTGTCTTAGGACAGATCAATCCACAGGTGTACTACACCTTTGACTTAACTAATCCTCTAGCACCCACTGTTGGAACTACCAATATTAGTGCTGCGGGAGCTTACACCACTCCATCATCAGGTAAAGTAGGTAAGTATATATCTATTAACCGTGCGGTTAATCAAACACTGACTGGACAACAAGTACTTGTAAGTAACGCGGTCACTGTTGAGTTCTTATGGAAACCTGGCGATGGATGGGATGAAAATAGAGATCCTATCTTGTTTACTATTGGAAACACAACAGCTAAGTTTATATGGCCCGAAATATGGTTCACTACTACATCATCATCAGTAAGCGATAACTTTAAAATTAATCTTCAAAACATAGGACCTGCTACGTGGTCTTATTTTGCTAAGAATTGGCATCATTTAGTATTCGTTTATAACGCATCATCAGGATTCAAAGCACTGTATGTAGATGGCACTTTGCCTTCAGGGTTTAGTAAGTCACTTGCCGGAGGAACCATCACGGGAGCATCCAATCAGTCTATCATTATGGGTAGCAATACTTCTTTTCAGAGTGGTCAGATGTCTTATGATGAGATCGCGGTGTACAATCAAGCTATTAGTGCAGGACAGGTTTACAAGGACTACTCAGATGCTTGGGTAGGTAATCATTACTCTTTTGGAGTAACTGCTGTACCTGCTTCGCCTGCCGTAACAGCTCCACTTGATGTGCTTGAGTTTCCACTTGGATATGTGCTTGGAAGTACAAATTCAAACTCAGTGAGCACTCCTGCGCTTGCGCAGTTAAAGAACTTTACTCGTCCTCGGTATGCCATAGGGACAACTGCCGCTAAGAACTTTAATTGGATGGCACTAGATTATATGTCGGGGTATTATCAGCCAGGGATGACGCAAACTATGGTAAATGATACGGGTGGCGCAATGAACATAGAACTTGCTCAAAATTGGAACTATTATTTCTTGGTAAACGTCAACGCTAATTCAACAGACTACAGCGATACTACAAAGTTTGAAGGTAAGATGGTAGTAGTTTCCAATCGAAATAGGCAGTATAAGACTTCTATTATCTCTTTTTGGACTCAACTCAGACCAAATCGGTATGGGTATATTGCCAATGCAAACTACCTTCAGTGGCAAATTTGTCCTGCTAATAATTTTATTAGAAACTCTTCAGGACAATTCATCGGTACCAATGGTGCGGTAAGTACTTATAAGTTTAGAAGTCCAGCCTCTCCACTAGATAGTATTAAGCAAGACGCAAGTACATATCGAAGAAACTTTTCGGCTCTTGCTGCGGTGATGACCGATACGCTTGATATGATCAATGAAAATGATGAGGTGTTGACTAGGTTTGACTCAACAGCACTTCGTTTAGATCCTGCGATAGTAACTGCTATGGGAGCAGCAGGGTTTGGAAACATGAGACAGTACGCAGCCTACGCTTATGCTCGTATGTTTAAGGTTCTTAAGGACTCTGTAAAAACAATCGCTGCTCTTGATTCAACTGGATGGAGTATGTATCAAGTCGATGGAGTGGATGGAAGTATATCTCCTATTCCTTATGATCGGTGGAATTTTTCTCAGTATAGAGCAAACAATGAAGATCCTACGTTTGGGCAGTCTTCAACCTTTGATTTTTACCCTAGATACGTTTGGAACTGGAGAAGGAACGCGGGTGCATGGCGTGGAATACAACCATTTGTAGAGTCAAGAAACGTAGAGAACGTTGTGTTTACTAAATATAGTACTCCGTTTGTTGGCGCAGGATGGAATGTAAACGAAGAGCAGAATATGCGACCCGCTCAGTGGCTTGGACTACTTAAAGTGATTGGTATGATGGGTGCTAGAAGCTACTACACAGGATACTTTAATGAGCAGTCTTCTTACGTGCCACCGAATCTACCTCCCGCCGATCCTAAAGGATATATTTGGCAAGCAGCCATGCCTTCCTATGCTCAGTCAGCATGTGATTGGGTAATGGACAATGGGTACAACGATACGTTAATGACTGGCGATGTGCCGGGTAATTATCAATTTCAAACCTACAGTGGATACCGATTCTATTCAGGATCAGAAGAGATTTTAACAGTCGTAAGAAAGAAGCATAGCGTAAATCAATACGCGATAGCTACTGCTTACACCAACTCTACATCTATGACTGGTGGTACGCCACTAGTGGATACGGCTACGTTTACACTCCAGAACAAGACTATTCAACTGCAAACACGTAGACAAGGATCTGTTTATATGCTTGATCTCGCCAAAGACACGGCAACACTAATTCAGTACGATGATTGGCATGATAGAACTCATCCTCAGCGTTGGACTACTGATATGTATGTACAGGCAGAGCATTACGCAAAATACGTATCAAGAGCGAAGGACGTTAGAACAACTCCATATCAGTTGTCGGCAAGTACTTCTTTGAACTTGATTGGAACAACAACGTTTTTAACCTACATGGATAGTACGAACTACTCTCCTGATACTTTGTCCTACGCAGTTAATATCCCTACTGCGGGTACATTGTACCTGTGGGTAAAGATGCGATCAGCTACGGGCACTATTGCAGGATTCTCGGCACGTATGGATAACTTAGGTGCGTTCACGCAGAGTAATGTTATTGACACTACATTTCTATGGTACAGAATCAGTCTCACTCCCGATACAATGAAGTGGACGGGGCTTGCTATTGGGAATCATACGTTGAAGCTCATTGCATCTTCAGCACGTACCGAAATTGATCAGTTTCTACTCACCAATAATGCTTCGACAATGCTTCCTGAAGGAACACCAGGAGAAGCAACGCCATGCGCGGGAGTGATACCTGTGCCAACAATTACGCCAAGCGCTCCTGTAACTCAGTGTGGAGGTACTGTTGTGCTTCAAGCATCATCAGGTAACGTCTACACATGGAGTAATGGTCAGACAACGCAGAGTATTACAGTTAGTGTTACAGGCAACTACGTAGTCACTGTAACGGACGGGGCAGGCTGTACAGCGACTTCGGTAGCTACAGTAGTCACTATCAAGACTCCGATCACAGCACTAATCACTCCACCTACGTCAGTAACGTGTGGGGCAAATGTTACTCTCACCACTGTTTCGGCTACATCATACCTATGGTCTACTGGTGCTACTACTCAGAGCATAAGTGTAAGTGCCGCAACCTATACTGTGACAGTAACTAACTCTGTTGGGTGTACATCTACCACTTCGGCAGTTGTATCATCAGCTACGGCGGCAGTAGGTACGATCAGTCCATCAGGAACGGTGAATCAGTGTGGTGGAACGGTGTTACTTACAGCATCTAACAACGCATCCTACCTATGGAGCAACGGCGCTACTACAAGAAGTATCACAGCTACAAACGGTACGTATATCGTTACTGTAACCAACGCTCAAGGGTGTACAGCAGTAAGTACACCAACGTATGTTGTCATTAGGACTATACCAACAGCGTCTATTAGTCCATCAGGAACGGTTTCTGCTTGCAATGGAGCTACAACTACGCTTACGTCTATAACTGCAACATCCTACTTATGGAGCACAGGAGCCACAACGCAGAGCATTGGAGTGACTAGTTCATCAACCTACACGGTAACGGTAACGAACAGCGTGGGATGTACTGCATCAGCAAGCACAATAGTTGCTTACTACCCATGCGTGTGTGATGCTCCAACAGGGGTTTACATGAGCGAGATATGGAGAAATGGAGCGAAGGTAGTCTGGACTTTAGATAACGAAGTAACGTATTACAGAGTCACAATCACCGATCAGTCAGACCCTACTCGGACGCAGACTAAAACATGGAGATCAGGAACGGTGGGGATATCCTTCTCTCAGCTAAGAACAGGTACACTGTATAAGATAACCATCACGCCAACGTGCGGAACAAGTACGGGAAGCGCGACTAGTATATACTTTACGACGAAAAATTGATATTAGGTAACGAAGGGCTGCACTACCGCTAATACAGCCACTCCGAGACCCATCACTAAGATAGTACGAAGATAGTACGACATAGTGATGGGTTTGGATGTTGTGATAAATTATTGTTTAGAATGGAGGCTCCTCATAGTCATCAGCTCCCGTTGCGAACTCCTGAGCCTTCGGATTCGGAGTGATGGGCGCAGACTCCTGAGCATGAACATTACTAGTCAGTTCAGCGACCTTCCAGACTTCGCAATCAGTATACCACTTGCCATTATATTCGCGTGACTTGGGTTGGTACATTACTTCAATGTCACATCCAATAGGTAGATCAAGAATCTCTTTAGCTACTTCGTTACGCGCCTTAAAGGCTACATCGGGATCGAACTTCGCATCTGTCTTGGCAAGGAATTGAACGTTTGTCCATGTTCCGTTTTTACCTTCACCTGTCTTGGTGTCAAGGATTTTTAGTAGGGTTACTTTCATGTTTATTATATATGGATGTTATAAGTTTCTTGCTCTGTGAATGTAGTATTTTATCTCCAATCGGACTTCGATTATCGTACACCACCTTCGCCATCTGTTGAAAGTTATGTCGAGGGCAACGCTTATGCCTATTCTTCTTACACAGACACATTAGGTGCGTGCCGGTAACCTCAATGAAGTTAAGCATTGCCATGTCTAGTATTTCATCAAGTTGTTGGGGAGTGAGTTCTATTTTGGTCATGGGTTAATAGTTTAATTAATCTCTCCTCTTCGGAGCGTTGGTCTTCTGATAATCGGAAGGGAGTCGGGAGGTGGTTGGGATATTTTAATTTTAAATCAACTTTACCTAAAATCATATAATTATATACTGTCTTAACAAACTCTTTCATTGCAATGTCAGCCATATCGTTTCCATAATAACAATAAACTATATTTTGCTCATACCATTTGCCTCTGTGTTTCTTTCGAAGGTATGTAACAATCGCTCTTCCGCAATTAGACATAGGTACAATAGCATAGTCTGGGAATATCGGTCTAGTGTTTATTCGTTACAGATTCTTTATATTTATTATACGCTTGTTCAATCGTCTCTTTGGGCAGTATGCTAAACCGTGATACAAATTCTAGCACCTGTTCTTTGGGCAGATAGTCATCACAGTTATCCACTCTACCTTCACTGTATTCTCTTAATACTAGCACTAGTTCCTCCTTCATCTTCAAGGAATCAGTATCGTGTATCACCTCAAGAACTTTTGAGAACCATTCGCCCTGATCTTCTAATAGTTCTAAGATGTTGTTGTCTTTAATGTGTCGTATGAAGTCATTGTTGCTATCAAGCACTTGATTGAACTTCTGCTTAAACTTCATACTTAGTTCTCGACTACCCTTAATGCTCCAAGCCCACTTATCGGCTTCAATCATTAGCACTGTGTACATCCACAGTTTAAAGTCAAATGTTGATCTTAAGTTCTTGGTTGGCGTCATACGGTGTCATTACTTTTTTATTTATCAGATCCTTCTAAATATTTCCAATGTAGGTGTACTGCAAATGCAGACAATACTCCTGCGATAGCAGTTGCTACCCACCAATTTCTACTTTTGCGTACAGAGGCGTGTTTTTTAGCTGCTGCTACTTGTTGGTAAAGATTTTCACTAGACATACTATCGCTGTAGTTACGCTCCTTTAGAAGTTCACTTTGCATATATGTAGTGTTTCTATCTTTAGCAACCAACATTTCAGATTGGTTTTTTAAGTCAGCACGTAAGGTGATAACTTCAATGCGGATTGAATCACACTCCTGAAGATCATCCAACATATATTTCATTAGATACTTTGGAGTGTATACCAAAGAATCTTTATTTGTTTTCGTACCGCTTTGTGAGAATGCGGTTGTAATACTGAGAAGTGTAATTAGAAATAGGAGTGATTTTTTCATTTTTATTAATGGTTTTAGTAATAATTTTTATAGGTGTTAATTTAAGTTTATTGTTTTCAGACTCAATCTCAATAACGTGGTTAGTAAGTTGGTCTTTTTCTTGGATAATACCGCTCATCTTTTCATTAAGTGACTCAATGGTAGCAGATTGAAATTCAGCCTGATTAATTAATTGTTTTTGATACTTGGCAAGATCGCTATATTCTAGGTATATAAATACACAGAATACTAGCATAATTGTTAGTAGGATAGATGGTAATGCTTTCATAGTTTTACTTCTTTTTTATAGTTAATAATAAATTCAACAAATTTACGGAGTTTCAAACCTCTTCTTATGATGCTCTATAATATACTGCTCAAGCGTCATCTCTGAGTACAGTGCTGATGGGTCATCTCCTAGAACGATCTGTCCGTTGATGTCGCCTAAGATAGTGTCCTTCTTATCCATCTCGATCTGAGCAACACGTATCCAAGCATAGAACTTCTGCATGTCAACAGAGCCAGTCTTATCATTGAGGTTATAGGTCGGCGTACTACCCCTCCAGTCCTTCGGTGACCAGTTGAATATTCTCTCGATCTTGAGCTCAGGGAAATTATGTTCAATTAACTGCTTGTAGGCTTCAAGTTGAACATCCTTCTCTTCGTGCGACGTACTCTTACGAGTGGATTTTACGTCAATTACACAGAGCATACGTATTGCCTTCTTGGTGAGCTTAACTTCATCCTTGCGCGGTCCAGACTTATATTTCTCTCCCCAATCACCCTCCACCTCAATATCCATGTAGGCTATGATGTCGATGGTGCCCGAATAGCCTTCAGGGTGAGTGAGCATAATTTCTACTGCAATAGGCTTCACATTATAGTCGTGACAGAACTTCACAAAGGCAAGCATATCTTGTTTAAGATCAGCGTTCCATTTCTCCTTATCAATCTTATAATCGTTTTCTATACAATAGTTGTCTATAACAACATCAATCAGAGTGAAGTCATACTTCTTGTTGATTAGTAAGTACTCAATCTCTTTGTGAAGCAGTGTGCCGTACCAAGCTCTCTCGTGCATGTAGGCTTGAGATTTCTCCCATCCCATATCACATATCCATTTGATGAGTCCCTGCGGTTTAGGTATCACCATAGCAAGCATTGAAGTCACTCCTAGATACATCTGTGGTACGTTATCCTCCATAGTGTAGTAGAACCTACCCTTTGGTGTTACGATGCGGTAGAGCTTGTATGGTGGTTCTCTCAAAGCTTCACTATCGAAGTAGGCTGCCACTACCGATTCTATCGGTAAGGATCTTAGTGTTGTGGTCATAGGGGATTAATCGGTAGGAGTGTCAGTTATTACCTCAGCCTCCACAATAGGAACATCTCCGCTCTGTGCTAAGGCAAGTAGTTTCTTTTCATTCATGGTGATGGTTGCGATCTTAGAAATATCACCACCTCCATCAAGGTAGGCTTTAATAGCTGAGATATTCTCTTCGCCTCTGTTGGGTATTAACTGCACCACAGAGTAGGACTTGGCGGCTCCAGGAGAATAACCTGACGCTTTAGAAACTGTAAGGTCAAACGGAAATCCCATGATAGTGCCTGCCTTTTCTTTAATAAAATCAAAGGTTTCGATAATGTTTGGAATAGATGATGCGCTTCCTTTGGTCACAAACTCCCAACATCCAAGCACATCTTTGATAGCGGGAATAACAAAACGAAGACGAAGATGTTCAGCCCATCCTTTGATGGCTTTCACTCTTGGATCTGTCTTAGGCACATCTTCAACATAACCACCTACTGCTTTACCTTCTTTATCTACAATGGTAGAGTCCCATATACGGAACTTCTCGCCATCACCTTCACCCCACAGCTTACCTTTATCCCAAGAAGCGTAGTACTGACTACAGGCTTCTGTAAGATCATCGGTAATGAATACAATACCAATCTTGTTGGGTTTATCTCCAAGAACCTCCTTGAACTTAGATTCATACTTGCCTGTGGCACGGAAGTAATCAATAGAGATAGGGTATTCTTTACCTGCTGAGTTCTTGGCTTTATCGCCTATCTTTATTCTTCCAATGAGAGGAAGCGAAGCACTACTTGCGTGCTGTTTTACAATTCTTCCGCTCATTTGTTTTTGGTGTATTTAAGTTTTTTAGTTTTCTCGTCCATGCTCTTTACTTCTTTATCATAGAGCAGAGAAATAGCCTCGCGCATTACTGATGCTTGAGATCGTCCTCCTCTGTGATTAGCCATTCTGTAGAGCATATCCATCTCCTCCTGCCCAATACGCTGAGAGGATGCACCTGATGATACGTGTACCATATAAGATTGTGTTGTCATACTGCAAATATAGTACAAATAACTATAAGTGCAATATTATTTAGTACTCTTTAGCCCAAATTCTAAAGGTTGCTCCGATAATATGTTGATTCTGAACTGCATCAAAAGTGTAGGAAATAGCTCTTTTTTTATTGATTAATTCAATCTTAGGTCCGAATCCCTGACCTGCTGTAACTGCCGCGCCTAAATAAATGGCAGTCTTAATGCCCACATCGTAAGGAATAGAGTCAATAATATGGGTTGTTTTGATTCCTTTAAGTTTATGCGTGATCTCTACGGCTCCTACATCACACGGAGAGCACCACTTCACCTCAATATTAACTGATGAATCGGATACTGTTGCTATGTACTCATCACATGAGTCGGGCACTTGGACAGCCACAGGATCACTAGGTATAATGATTTGCTCCTTGAGTTTCTTGCGAAGTTTAGTCTTAGTGGGAGTTATCGTATCAATCTTAGGAGTAGAATCGTGCATAGCAACATACACCGTTCTTGATGATGCGCTAGGACATGGTGGGCAGTCCATGGGCTTAAAAATATACATGAGTATTAGCACTGCAATAGCGAACCATTGCAGTTTCACTAGGCTACGGCTGTTCATCGCTAGGAGGAGTTACCTTCTTGGTAAATACCTGTGCTATGCTCTTCCACATATCAGGGTTGGTTATTACTGGATAAATGTTATAGAGTGCAGAAGAGGAGGCATACGACATAAAGAACGCTGCCCAAATGGGCCACCCTCTTTCAATGGATATACCTGTAAATATAAATGAGGCAATAATACTGAAGACAAATGGTGCAACATAGTCTTGAATGAACTGTGGTAGACTCCACGTTGCTTCTGTTCGCTTAGTGTTATCTTTTACCTTCATTGCCTTAAATAGAAGATGAGCTACAAGTCCAAGAGCCATCATAATCCAAGGAGAATCCATTAATAATGCAAATGTTGTCATAGTTGTTTGTTTATAACTGTAAGTCTTAGGTATCCTAATGATTTTAAACTTGGATGTTTTTGAATGAATGGTAGCACCTTCTCATCAAATGCAATGCGAGAGGAGTCCACACGATCTTTATCTTTACTCATACCAGGTAGAATACACCCTTCGGTATCTGCATCGGTATTGCCAGGGTGAATCCTAACACCTCTCCAAATGTGTTTACCATCAACAATCACGTATGGTTCGCCATTATGATCTTCGTGGGTGTAGATAATTGGAAGGTCTCTTTTAAACCGATTAGAGTAGGAGATTTTTACTCTATATTCTCCCTCTGGAATGCAGGTCGATGAAGGTATCTTCACACCACTTGGTCTTGCCTCATCTTCTAAAGCATAACAAAGCATTTTAGAAGCATCTTCTGTCACATCCCATCCAAAGATTTCTGATACTGTTGATCGAATGGTAAACCACTTTCTGATTATCGTTAAGTCTGTATTCATTTCTCTCCAAATTTACATCCCATGACAAAGAAGGCAAGTATTAATCCTCCGATAAGTGAGATGATTTGCATACATATTTTAACCTGAATTGCATTACTAGGTAAAGCCCACCCCACCGATTCGCCTGCATAGTAAACCGTATAAGCCTCCGTGTAGACATGAACGAACCAAATCAAGGGTAGTGCTGCTGCGACCTTTAATCTTCTGCCTTGCAAGTATTGATTAAAGACTTTTGATTTCTTGATAAATAGCAAAAAGACATAAGCTATTGCAATCATCAATACAAGCATCTCGGAAATATACAATGACATTAGAAGTATTGACATACATTTATTTCAATTTTTCGGTTATCAATAACTCAAGTCTTCGTGTTGTTGTTTCTTGCCGATCTACAAGCCTAGCTAAATTGTCGTTGCTAGTTTCCACCCCACTAAGAGCCAATGCCACCTTCTCAAGCGTGTTGTTTAGCCTGTCATTTTGAATAGAAAGGTCAGACCTCCACTCTTTGCGCTCAGATCGGTTATCACGGTACATGAATACCAATGCGCCTGCTAAAGCCACAACGATACCCGATGAAAGACCTACCACGTATTGTAACACCTCAAAGTCATTGATGAAGTTGATTGATGCCTCTAGTTCTTCTTGAGTCATTTTTGTATTGGGGGTTCAGGGATTAATCCGTATAACTTCTCGATTTCTTCGATAAGTTCGGGTGAAGGTTCTTCAATCATTAAGGCAAATTTATATTACTTTTGCTATAATATATCACTAAGAACAAAATTAACATGCAACCACTATTTAATACCGTAATGGTCAAATTTGACCGAGATAATGATCAGTTAAGGCTCGAAAACGGAGATTGTCTGTTTTTGGCTACTGGTTGGGAGCCTTTAAAACACGCTGTGACAAGCGGAATTGTAACCCATGTTCCCTTAAAATTAAAGTTTGACAGGGCTGACCGAAACACTACTCTGTTTGATGTGGATATGGAGCTTCAGGTAGGAGACAGAGTAATCTTTGACTTCAAGGCAGAATCAGAGGTAAGAAAGGTGGCCACACCCGTTGATGGATCTTACCCACTGCGTTACGACGATATTTTTGTGGCTATAAGGGGTTCTCAAATTATTCCAGTCAATGGCATTGTTTTAGTGGAGGCATGTGAGGCTACTGAAGAAGATGATGTAAAACAGGCAATGAAGCACTTGGCTATGCCCGACACCGTAGTAAAGGAGAAAAGCGAGGTGTTAGGCTACGTCCAGCACATCGGTACTCCGTGTAGAGGATTTGCTAATGCTCCCTCAGACTTCAATGAACTCGATGACCACCTGAGTGTAGGGGACAAGGTAACGTTCCACCCATCGTATGCCATTGAACTGCAATACTCTTTGCATCAGATCATTGGCAGAGGTAAGACTATGTACAGAATGAGAAGGAAGGATGTGTTTGCTGTTTATATGGAAGCATGAGTAGCACACTAACCATTGCCCAAGAGTATGTGTTCTCGCCACAGGACTACAAGTTTATGCGTTTTAACGTAATGAACCCTGATCGCAAGACTCCGCTACTAGAACAGTTTCACGACCTTGCTCGGTTTCAATCCTTCCTAGACTTAAATAAGCAATTCGGAGAGGAAACAAACAAGATCATTCGTTACATCTGCTTGTGCTATGATAAGCAGTCTCCCGCTATGAATCAGATTAGTGATATTACTAAGCGTAAGAATTGGTCAGGCATGGCGGCAGGGTTTTCGTTTGACGATGATACAGGAGTGTTTAAAAAGTTCTACTACGATATTCTAAATGGAGGTAGTGAGATTGTTAATACATGTATTATTAATCTGTTGTCATTAGAAAATAATCCTGATTGGAGCTTGCTTCAGATGACTTATGAATCTTTTTACCGTAAGTCAATTCAAATGGGGCTAGTATCTGAGGAAGATCCACTCAAGGCAGAGAAGTTAAGAGGTGATTTATATAAGCAACTGCTCGATCAGAGTAAAATTATGAAGGAACTTGCAGCATCTTACCTAAATGACATTAATCCCTTCTTAAGAGAAGATATGTACCGAGTTATCAATGAAGATGTACGAAATCGTCTTAACTTAACACCCGAACGAAGAGCTAAGTGGCTAAAAAATCAAAGTACACCTACCACGGACACGAAAAAGTAATTGTTTGGAACGAGGACAAGAACCTCACTCCTATCAAGTACAGGCTTCCTGACCCACCACCACTTCATACAATTGAAGGGTATGGCTTGCCACCAGAGGAGCAGTATTGGAGAAATCATCCCCTGCCTCCAAAACTAGCTAAGATCAACTCTATGGTTTATGGAGAAGATGGTAAGACCGAGCTCACCAACAGAATGAAGGTGGAGATGCTTGAAAAAGATCCTGAATTCTACCGTGAAGAGATTGAGTACATTGTAAAAGAGTGGGAGCGAAGAGAAAACGGTTATTGGTTTTTCAATAATGGTGTACCTACAATGATTATTGGAGATCACTACTTTTATTTACAATGGTGGCCCATTGATGGCGCTTTGCCAGACTATCGAAACAGAGATCGTAGATGGTTTTGGTTTTGGCTTATGGTAGAACATGACGATGACTGCTTTGGATTTAATAATCCTAAACAGCGAAGAGAAGGAGCCACTAAGAAGGTGTGCTTAGTTAGATGGAATAGGGCTGCCATGAACTTCTTTTACACAACAGGACTGCAATCAAAAGACGAAAACCACGCATCTGAAACACATTTCCTAGAAATTTATGAGGTATCAAGATATGTTCCATTCTTCTTTCAGCCTATAACCGACAATGCTCAAAATGTATGGAAGGAAATTAGGTTTTATGCTCCAAGAAGCAAAAATCATTCTGACTTTGGAGAAGAAGGACTGAGTAGTTTCATTGATTTTAGAGATAGCGGAGCAAAAGCATACGATGGAACGAAGAGGTGGCTAATACATAATGACGAGGCAGGAAAAGGCAGTCAGGAGATAGACATTAACGAACGTGTTCGTATTCAGATACCTTGCCTTACAAATATAGTAAGAAATAGCCCAAAGAAAGGTAAGATGGTAAATACTTCTACCACAGGAGAAATGGAGCTTGGAGGAGGTAAAAAGTTCAAAGAACTATGCGACGCTTCAGATTATCATAAGCGAAACGCTAATAAGATGACCACTTCTGGACTGTATAATCTATTTCAACCTGCAACAGAGGGTATGGAGGGCGTTGATCCTCATACCAAGATTCCATTTATTGACAAGTATGGTAACGCTAACGAAGAAGCTATTCGCAAATTTTTAATGGCTAAAAGAGAGGATAATAGAGCAGCAGGTAAGATGGCTGACTACATTGAAGAATGCAGACAGTACCCTTTAGAATACAATGATTGTTGGAAGACATCAGCTAGGCAGTGTATATTCAACATGATCAAGATTGAGGATCGCTTAGATCACTTTAGAAATGGTCATACCGAGAAAACAAGAGGTAATCTAAAGTGGGCTAATGGCAAGCGTGACACAAGAGTAGAGTGGGAGCCTGCCGACAACGGAAGATGGTTCTTATCCTACAAGTTCCCTGATCCAAGGTTTGCTAACCGAATGACTATTGATGGTGATGGGTGCAAATGGCCTGCCAACAAGAGTAAATTCATTGCAGGAGGTGACCCCTACAAGTTTGATAAGACCAAACAGAAGGGATCAAAGGGTGCGGGTGTTGTGTTTTGGAAGTACGATCATTCGATTGATGGAGGCAAAACAGACTCTTTAACTTGGGATTCGTACCGGTTTATAGCAACATACGCCAACCGTCCTCACACCTTGGAAGACTACGGTGAGGATATGATAATGATGTGCGTTTACTTCGGCTGCGAGATGTTTCCAGAGATCAACGTAGACTTTCTATATAAATACTTTACAGAACGTGGATATGGAGGCTATTTGTACTTTAAATTTGACCCTAATACAAATAAGTATGCTCAACTACCAGGTCAGTACACTCACATCAAGCAGAAACAACAAATGTTTTCTGTCTTGCAGTCTTACATCGAACACCATGTTCACAGAGAAAAGCACAACGAACTCATTGAAGAATGGAAAAGTTTGGTTGACGAGTTCACTGACTTTGACCTTGCCGTGGCTTCAAGTCTCGCTCTCATCGGAGCGGGTGATTCCGTTGCTAACTATGACGAAGAAATAGATAAGGCTACTGACATTAAAGATTACTTTACTCGATACGTTTACCCTGAATAACACAAAAAAATGGCAAAATTCAATCCTCCATTCGTGGACAAATACTCTAAGTCGCCCGTTGGCAGCCCAAGAGATTCAAAAAACCCTAACAAGGTAACTGATAAAGAATGGTTTGTACGAAAAGGTGAGTTTATCTATTCGCAGTGGCTAAATAATTTTGCTTTTACTCCATTTGTGGGGTCTTCTGAATTTTATGAACTTAGGCAGTATGCCCAAGGTAGACAGCCTACCACTAAGTACATGAATATTTTAGATCCTAAAGATCCTAACACGGGACTTAGGGCAGGGTTCTATAATATGTCATGGGATATTGTGCCTATATTTCCAAAATACAGAGATGTGATTCGTGGTAAACTCTCCCGTTTTGACTTCACAACTTCAGCTCAGGCGCTAGATGACAACTCTCAGATGGATAGAGAGTTTATTAAGTGGAAGTCTTACGTGCTTGAGAAGAATAAGGAATTTTTTGCATCACTCGATCAAGCTATGGGAGGCGAATCAGAAGAGGAAGGACTGCCTGACCAGACTATGATTGTTAAGCCACGCTCGCTTCAAGAGATGGAGATGATTGAGTCTATGGGTGGATACCGACTACCATTAGAAGCAGCAGTAGAAAAACTACTCTATAAGAGTAATTCTCTTAGCGAATGGGATGAGATCAAACTTCGTATGGAGGAAGACTTCATTGATTTGGGACAAGCAGCCTGTCAGGATTATACTGATCCAGTGAGTAAGATTCCAATGTGCAGATACGTTGATATTGAGTTTTTGATTGTGCTTGCCACAAGAGATAATGCCTACACAGAGATTACAGATTGCGCTGAGATTAGGTTTATGACTTTGACTCAGCTCAAGGACGAAGGACTAAGTGAAGACGAGATCAGAACTGCTGCGAGGTCTTACATACCTTACTTTAATAACCCTCCCTTTAATTCTATCTACAATGGTGGACTCTGGGACTGGTCTCAAGGATCGTTATTCCGTGTAGCAGTCCTAGACATGGATTTTGCTTCATGGTCGGTGGATAACTACGAAGCTCGTATTGGATCTTCAGGGCAGGAGCTCATCTTCAAGATCGGAGAAGAAAACGTAGGCAAGGACAAGAAAAAAAAATACGAAAAAACATCATACGAGCGAAGGTATCAAGGTAAATGGGTTATTGGAACTAATATCATTTGCCCTAACTTTGGCTATCAGTACAACCAAGTATTTGACTCAGACAATAGACCTAAGAGTTCATACTCTATTTACCGAGTATCAGACAGAAGTACTACTTCAAGATGTATTTCTACCCTTGATGATATTCAATTAGCAGTACTCAAGTTTAGAAACGCTTGGGCGAAGGCTAAACCTGCGGGACTACTGATTGAGTGGGGTAGCTTGTCTGGAATGAACATGGGAGGCAAGAAACTTGAGCCTATGGATGTGTTAAAAATCTATGGCGCCACAGGAGACTTACTTTATCGTGCGGCATCACACGAAGGTCGTCCACTTCAAGGAGTGAAAGCTCCCATTGATGAACTTGGCGGTGGAATGGGAGTAATGCTTAATGAGTTTATCACTACGCTAAATACCCATATTGCAACACTTGGAGAGATCACTGGTATTGGTAGAGGTCAGGATGGTTCACTTCCTGGAGGCGACACACTAGTAGGCGTAGCCAACATCGCTGAAGGTGCAACTCAGGACACTATGCGCCCAATGCTGATGGGTTACAAGAGAATCAAGTCTAGGGTGATGAATAACCTTGCTCTACGCTGGCAGTTACGACTAGTGGATGGTGACATCAATGAGTACGTACAAGGTAAGGAAGGAGTAGCCGGTCAGATGGTCCGCATGTCCTTTGAAGAGATGTCGGGTAGACGTATTCAGATCAACTGCGATATGATCATTGATGATACCCAAAAGCAGATGGCTATTCAGGCTGCGCTAGAGTCCATCAAGGCTGCTAAGACGGGTAGTATAGGTATTACCTACGCTGACTTTTTAGTGGTGATGCAGGCAGTGGAGAGAGGTCAGGTAAAGTATGCCTTTATGTGGATTCACTACCGTGAGGAGCAGGAGAAAAAGTATCAAGCTCAACTTCAAAAGGAGAACATGCAGATGAATAGTCAGGGTGCGCAGCAGTTAGAACAGATGAAGCAACAAGCCTCAGCTATGGAACTTCAAGCCAAGAGTCAGCTTGCTCAAATGGAAGGCAATATTGAACTTCAGAAGATTGCTCTCAAAGGAGAAGAAGACCGCAAGACATTAAACGTAAAGTACGCCTTAGAGATGGGCAAGGTTCAACCTGTGATGCCTAATGATTCTGCTTCTATGCCTATGAACGAGACACCTTTGCTTTCGCAGGCTTCGGCACCCGCACCACAAGAGATCGCTCCAGAACAGGAACAAGGTATGCCAATGATGAGTTAATAGCCTTGATTGTGCTAGTTCTCGATTGCTTGGTCTTGTAACCTTCAGAGGCGATAATGATCTTGTTGTTGTGCCCTCTGATGTGGAAGTAGAACTGTTTGTTCTTGCTCGATTGGAAGGTAACAAAGTCTTTGATTTTAATTTTGCTCATGGGTTGTTCTAAGAGTTTGAATTTAGTTATCATTTATTATGGGATTAATATATCTCCTTAATCTGCACACATAGAGGTGTATGAGGCAGTATAGGTGGGTTAATTCTTCTGTCTAACTCTTGGTTTACTATTTGTTGTTGTTTGATTTTGTGAACTCTCTTAATTATGTCAATACTGCGAGGCAGACTATCAAGCATATCCATTACTTCATCAAAGCCTTCATTGTACATTGCTATGAGGTCTTCTCTAGTCACGCAAGTACCCTCCGTACCGCCATAGCACTCCACTGTGCCCCTGAGAGAGTCTTCTCACCCTCTGTGTTCATCTTGTTTGCAATCGCTCTAAGAGAGAGTCCTTGTGAGCGTAGTGTAGAGAGTGCAGACAGCGTAGAATACCCGTACTGCTTTTTATCTTCCCACCTAGCGACTGCGCCACCTGTGTGACCTACGTTAAATCTATCGTGGTCATTAATCCATCCACGAGCTTTCTTAGCAGCAAGCGCATCCTTCGTTCTCTTTGAAATCAAATCACGTTCGTACTCTGCCATCAGGCTAAATATACCAAAGATCATCTTATTCATCTCAGGAATATCAACTGCTACGATGTCGTGTGCAGTGTTTAGTATGTAATGAGCGTATTCAGCATCCCTAGCAAGTCGATCTAACTTCGCCACTACGATAGTAGCCTTGCGTGTATTGGAAAGCACCACAGCCTCCTTAATCATCTTGCGCTTACGTGAAGTCCCCGACTTGATCTCTACGTATTCTTGAATGATCGTACCGCCCTTAGACTCTACGTAACGCTCAATCTGTTCTCTTTGAGCTTCAAGTCCTAGACCTGATACGCCCTGTCTTTTGGTGCTTACACGCAGGTAGGAGATGTATTGTGTTTCCATAGAAAGTAATTGCAAATGTAGTTAAAATATATACACAACAAATATTTTTTTCATTTATTTCGAGTGAGCGAGTGATATATTATCTTTACCCTATGGAATTCAGTAAGATAATTTCTCAAAATTTCCTTTGTTCTGGTGCGCCTACGCAAGTTGCAACCGTTGGTATAGAGGCTTTAGACATATCTGCTGGAACGCTTTACATCCAAAACAGAATACCCTCTGGCACATCTTGGGTGGTACAAGGTAAGTACTACTTCCAACCATCCGCGAGCGGCATAGCCTCTGTTACTGGTCTTAATACCGATAATACAGATCCACTTAACCCTATTGTAAGAATATCGGTAGACGATAGCACGATCACGGGAGATGGTACACCAAGTAGTCCTTTAGTTGGCGCAGGAGGTGTGCCTACGTCAAGGACTATCAATACAACTGCCCCACTCACAGGAGGAGGGGACTTGTCAGCCAATAGAACAATAGCTATTGCTGTGGCTACTTCGATAGCAAATGGGTATTTGTCTGCTGCTGATTGGAATATATTTAATGCCAAGCAAACAGCGTTAGGATTCACTCCTGAAAACGTAGCGAACAAGGCAACTGATCTCACTTCACCTGACAATACCAAGTACCCGACTACGCTTGCGGTTAGTACGGCAATAGCGAGCAGTTTGTCACCATTGGGTTATTATGGAGCATTTCAAGATGTAACAAATCAAACTGCTGCGATTATAAATACAGGTTATCCAATGTTATTGGGAGTAACTGATTTAACTAATGGCGTTACTATTGTTAGTAATTCAAGAATAACAATAGCCAATACTGGAATCTACAACATTCAGTGGTCAGGGCAGTTTACTAATCCTACCGCAACTGAACATGATGTTACAGTTTGGCTTAGGAAGAATGGTGTAGATGTTCCAGGATCAGCAGGGGTGGTATTAGTTCCTAAAAAGCATGGCGCATTTGATGGACACACATTACCATCATGGAACTTCCTTCTTGATGTTGTAGGTGGAGATTATTATGAGTTTGTATGGAGTACAGAAAACATCTCTGTGTATATGTCATTTACAGGTGCAGGTTCTCCACCACCATCAGCAGCATCTTTAATAGTTACTGTTACTCAACAAAGTGGTATTTTAGCAGGTACAGGTATTACTGCTATTAACTCTTTAACAGGTTCAGTTCAAACAATGGTATCTGGTACAAGTGGTACTGACTTTGTAATAAACTCAACAGGCTCAGCACATACATTTAATCTACCTACAGCATCGGCAAGTAACAGAGGGGCTTTAAGTTCTGCTGATTGGACTACATTTAATGGAAAGCAAAATGCACTTGGATACACGCCAGAAAATGTATCCAACAAAGCAACAGACTTAACAAGTCCCGACAATATAAAATATCCAACTACGCTTGCGGTAAGCAATGCGCTAGCTTCGGCAGGAGTCACAATAAATAAAACAATGGCGCTAATCGCTGCATATTAATATGTATTTATCATCAACAGATAAAATCCAAGTTGTATTAAGTGGTGCAATCACTACTGTTCAACTCCCTTGTGTAGCTTCGTGGCAAGACATCATATCTACTGGTATGACACTTCCACAATCTTCGTCACAAACCAATACCAATAGCACAACCGCAGTTGATTTAGTAGCAGTACCCGCAGCCTCCACCAATAGACAAGTAGTGCATCTTTCTGTTTACAATGCAGATAGCGTTTCAGCTACTGTAACCATACAAAAAGACGTATCAGGTACGGATTATATTCTTGTCAAGGCATTACTTCAAGTAGGTGATACATTAGAGTGGAGTAGAGAAGTTGGATGGAAGATATTATCACAATCAACACAAGAGAGTATTCTTTTCACATCATTTACAGCTAGTGGAACATGGACTAAACGTGAGGGATTAAAACGTGTATTAGTTACTTGTGTAGGAGCTGGTGGTGGTGGTGGATCTGGAAGACAAGACATAGCCGGCACAAACAGATTTGGTGGTGGTGGTGGTGGTGGTGGTGCAATAGTTTGGCGACAAATTGCTGCATCTGATCTTACTTCAACTGTAGCTGTTACTGTTGGAGCTGGAGGTACATCAGGCGCAGCTCAAGCTACAATATCAACAAATGGTAATAATGGTGGTAGTGGTGGAAACACTTCTTTTGGTGCTTTAGTCGTAGCTGCTGGTGGATCATTTGGAGGTGGAGGAACATCAGTATCAGGTCCGGCTGGGGCTGGAGGTGCGGTAGCAAGTTGTACTCCTTCATTAGGCCCATACGCATTAGCTGGATCTGCTGGGGCTGTTGGATCAACAATAAATAATGCACCGGGAGGAGCTGGACTTGGTGGTTCATTAGCATGTCCTGGTGGTGGTGGAGGAAATGGAATAAATACAGCTAATACATCAGGGACAGCGGCTAATACTGGAGGTACCGTTGTTCAAAATGGAATAGTCATAGCCGGTCCAGTATCAGGAGCCTCACCCAATGGAGTAGCAAATCAATCTTTGTTTCTTTCTTTTAGCAATACATTAAACGCTGGTGTTGGCATTGGTACCGGAGGAGCTGGCAATGTACCGGCAACAACAACCGGAGGCAATGGTGGTAATTATGGTGCAGGTGCTGGCGGTGGTTCGGGTACACTCAACGGAACATCATCAGGTGCGGGCGGTGTTGGTGGAACAGGTCTTTGCATTGTAATGGAAATATATTAAATCATGACAACGGAAAACAAATGAAACGCCCATTCAATGAGCCTGATTGGTTCGAGTGGATAGTAATTTTAGTAATATTTTGCTTGGTTCTTTGGTTTTATCATATAAGGTAACATTCTCCAATCCTCCCTATTATTAGGGATATGCGCTATTGTGTTGCGCCAATAAGTAGTTATGCGTAATGGCTACCATCCGTCCATCATATAAGTTATCTTACAATCGCCAACAAAACCTTTTTGATAATGTAGGCAACCGACAGGAAATCCAAAAGCAAATCCGTGTTTACTTCCACCTCCCATATATACAATCTCTTTCAATCCACCGTAATCAATTACCATTTGTTGTATCTTATTGCTTTTGAAAGCCTTTGCAATCGGAACAAAAAACACAACATTGTCGGCAACAGAAAATGCTTTTTGAATAAACAAGTCATAAATACTATATGGTGGGTTGGTAATTATCCAATTTACTTTTTTATTCCACTCGAAAAAATCAAGTCCATCGGTTATTTCACATCGGTATTTTTCTTCGTTCTTAAATAAGTTATAAAAAGCATTTTCACCAGCAGCAGGTTCTAATATTGAGCCTTTTGCATTAAAGTAATTTACAATCCATTCAGCAGTTGTGTTTTTTGTAAATACACTATCCGAAGCGGTTGCCTTTTCAGTTTTATTTGGTTTTGTTGGTATTCCTTTTCTACTCATAATTTATCGTTATTTAACCGCATCTACGCATAACACGTTCTTTGCAAAAGTGGGGCTTTGTGGTTTATTAAACATTTGTACTACTATTAAACTGTGTGGGTAAATTGAACATTTGTGCCTTGAAATCCCCACCTTCGCAAAGCACCATACGTTACAGGCAATAATTTTTTTAATGTTTTTTTGCCCACGCACATTTTTAATAATAATTTTTTAAAATCAAAATAAAAAGGTTTGTAGCCGTTCCTTACTTGCATCTGCTATATCGGTGTTCAGTTCAAAGCAAATGCAATTCCTGTTTAGGTTTTTACAAGCAACGCCTGTTGAACCACTACCTCCGAATAAGTCAATCACCAAATCACCTTCTTTGCTAAACCCCTTCAAAATATGTTCTATCAGTTCAATCGGCTTTTGCGCTCCGTGTATCTTATCGCTATCGTGTTTTACTTTCAAAACGCTTGGCAAGTGAGTTACTCCTTCTGTCTTTTGAAATCCGTAGGTGCTTTGGTTTGCATATAAAATCAATTCGTGCTGTTTCCTAATCGGGTTTCCCATTCCAATTTTTTGCTTATCCCAAATCAGCAGTTGAATATTTTGCCAGTCATAAAAAACCGAAAACAGCACAGGGTAAAAATTGTCATTGCAAAATATAAAAACCCTGCCATCAGGTTTCAGCACTCTTTCAAGTTCCTTTTTTACAAACCTAAAATATCCTTCCTGTATTGATAGGTCAGCAAGGTTTTTAAATTTCTTTCTGCCAAATGAAGTAATCACAGGCGTTGAGTATGGCGGGTCAGTTATTAAAATGTCCACCGAGTTTGATGCCAATGATTTTAAACCATCCAAGCAATCTTCATTTCGTATCTCTATCATAAGCATTTTGATTTTAAAAAATTATTATTAAAAATTTCCTCCCCTTTAAGAAAAAAAACATTAAAAAAATTACAGACAGGTAACATAGGGTTTGAAGAAATAAAAAAATCTTTTCTCATTTTTATTTTGGTATTTTTTTACTTCTCAAACCCTCGTCCGTTACCTGCAACTGCTGACCTGCTCCAAATCTGCATTCGACCAATCATCAGGGTAAACTGTGTGTGAGATTCCTTTAGCGGGCTTGTGCGAAGGCTTAACCTTCATTAGCCACATTGTTTCCTTAGCATCGCTAACATCCTTTACAAGAGCCTTGTTAACGGTCATTCGATTCCATTTGGTTGTGTGGTTCATTGATTAAGTTTTATCATCTGTTCGACTGTTTCTTTGAGAATCTTGATGGCTGAATCTGTATTGCTATCTAACCACCTATCATCTTTTGTAGGAATTTCAATCTCAATCTCCCTTCCTCCGTGTACTACTTTTATCTTAAACATCTTAATTTATTTTTATGTTACTACCCACTCATGCAGGCGTGTACCTTATACAATTTCCTCCATCACTTCATATCCAAGGAATATCAACCTATTCCTATCATGCTCATTGGTTAGCCTGTACAGATATTTCTTAGCAAATCTTGGATCAGAGCAAAAGTAAGGTGTTAAGTGATCTACCCACCCTGCGAAATACGGGCGAGTCTTTTCTCTAACAGAAAGAATATGTCTTCCTGTGGTTGTTCCACCTGTGGTGGGGATTGCGGTTTCTTGCATGGTTGTATAATTGGTTGTTCTTGCGTGTGTAGAGGGAGTCCACTACACCACCTACACCACCTCACGCTTACTACCTCGGCAGGCTTTCTCTCTGGTGCATAGATGCAGTGAATGTACTCGCAGTCGCCACAATTGCACTTGCCTTTAAGCACAGTCTCAGTAAAGAATCTAGACTGAAATCTTTGCAGTCTGCTCCCTGACCTTGCTATGACTAGGCTACGGGCTTTGGTGCGTGCTGCCCTGAGGGTGGGTGCTATATAAGTGTCGTACATATTAGTTCTGTTATGGTATCCTTCATCACTTCGGTATCGGTAAACATATACGAAGCATACCATCCTATCTCTGAGCTTGCATGGATGTGTCCACACCGGCATTGTACTCCGAGTACCTTGTTTGGAAACCGTAAGCCTATGTCGTATAGGTTGTGATTGCATTTGCAGGGTGCAGGCTTGATAGCTAGTAAGTCAAAGGTATCACCTTGTAGGAAGCGTTTGTCTGCTTGGTCCTTGATGGCGGTTATAGATGGTCGGATACAGATCATGGTTCAATTATATATTTTAAATTTCCTTGTAATGTGATGACCTTCTTAGCGCGTGGTCCTACGCCTTTCTTAGCAGTTAGCCATGTGTGGTAGTCATCGTACATGGATGTGCCTGGAATAAGTTTACTTCTAGTGAACCGTGTTCCTTGTTCTGATATGAATAGGATTGGGTTGCTTTTGCTTAGTAGTGTCTCTATCATACGTTGTCTGTGTTATAACATACATTAACACTATCCACCAAATAACTGAACACGATCTGTCCATCAAAATTATACCCATTGTACCGGTCACCTTGCCTTGTGATGACCTTCATTAGCTTCTTAGCATGAAACTCGCTTGCCTTACTGTGCTTGAGCTCTGTGCTTACAGTGAATGTGAGGGGTGACTGTGAATAGGCTTCGGTGATGCTTAGTATGGTTCCTACGGATGGTTCTGTTTCCTTGTTCCACGTCCAAGCGTTGTCTGTTAATGGTTTTCTCATTAGATTGCAAATGTAGTTATTAATAGTACTTATGCAAGTACCTTGTTGTGTGTATTACTCACTTGGTTGATTCTCTAGGTTATATATTACTAACCTTGTTGTACTGAGGCTTGCTCCCGTCCATCCTTGTATGATGTGGTTGAGCCAAGCGTGAATGCTTAGGGTGGTCATAGCTTATTGTTGTTTCGCCATATTTTAATAGCTTCCGTCATTGTATAAAACATAAATCTAGTGCCATTAATATTAATACATCCATTCAAATATTTGTGTGCCCATATTCTCTTTCTAATTTTACGCGATATGATGGGCGTATTAAACATATCCATGTTAGTATTCCATTAGTTGCATGAACGATATTACATACTTATGTTTGCCTACCGGAGTTGCTATGATTTGCGTTCCTTGATAACAGTCAGGTAAATTATTTTCAACATAATTGCAGAAGTTTTGAACTCCTTTTGTTTTGGTTTCGGCATTAGATAGAATCATTTGTAAATCTGAATCGAATCCATCTTCTTTTGCCTTGTCGCTAAGATACTCCTTGCCATTGCTTCCATTTAAGTCTTGATCGAAAGAAAAGTCTTTGAATTTCTCTGCGATGTTCTCTTGGGTGACTACTATCACCTCTAAGATGTTGTTTTTATTTGTGCTCATGTTAGTATATATAAGTTAAGTTTAAGTTTACAATAATTGTGCATTTTACTCCCATGCGGTCCACCTTGCAATGGGCGGTGCCGTTCCACTTCTGAATGTCCAGGCTTTCAATGGTTACGTCTTCATCAAAATGATATTCGAGCGCGTGGTGTAATCTTTCCTTGATGTCATCACCCATCCGGAGTACGCCAATATTCGGCTCGTCTTGGGCTGTTATTAGGTAGTGTGTCATGGCTTTAGATAAATTAATACTATCCTACTTGTGTTTCCATCGGTTTCAACCTTGTATATGCAATTCTGTATTAGTGCATACGTGTTACCATTACCTAGGATTATCTCCCTACCTTGTCCGAAATATTCGGAGTGTCCGTTATCTACCTTGTAGAAACTGACGTTCTTGCGTGTGTTGTTCATTTACTTGCTTTGTTTCTCAATGAACATCTTAGCTTCTGTAATCTCATCCACAATGCAGCTCTCTGCACGGATTTGTTGGGGCTGTTCAGCACGGATGTTATTACCTTGCTTACTCGTTGGGGTGTGTATTCCTTGTTCATGCGGTTTCCTTGTTTAGCATTATTAATATTTCATTGAATCTTGAGAGCTTTACAGCGCGTTCGCGTTCTATATCCTGATCGCGTTGCCCTACTATGTAGGTTCCAAGTCTTGGGCTGTTTAGTTCTCTTTGGAGCTTATGCAGTTCCTTGAGGTGTGCTTGGTAGGTTTTCATAACTTTCTGTTGTTTCTTAGGTTTAATAATTCTTGAATTGAGTTTAATATCGTGGTTTCTGTGCTTGGGTTCTGCTGTTCCTCTTCCTCTTCAATTCCTCTCTTTAAGAATGCCTCCAATGAATCAAAACTATCCGCGTTCAATGGTATTACTGTGGTCCTCCCTCCGAATGAGATGGTAATATCGTGCACCTCATCCGCGTATTCGCAATCGTCTTGTAAGAATTCTCCAACTACTTTGTTAGCGTTATCTATGAATTCAACGAGTGTTACCGGTTCCACTTGATCTGAATACATAGGTAAATCTACTCTGTTCTCTGCTGTGAAATTATGCTCTTGCTCCTCATTCATTACTATCTGTACCTTGTATAATGGATTCATTAGTGCCTTCAATACTGTAATATCAAAGTTTAAGAAATTAGCTTCTTGCGTGTCTAAGTACTTGGACCTTGCCGCCTCTTGTAGTACGTTTAATGAGGTGGTAATTATTTCCTTTTGTTGGGTTGGTATTGTTATTGTTTTCATTTGTTTTATATTTTATTTATTATCTGCTTCTTGCAGTATTGTGTTCACTTTTTGAATTGATATGTTGAAGTGTTTACTTGCCATTACTATTACATCATCAAGTTGTGTATGATGAGGGGCAACACCAGGTTCTGCGTCAATGTCTGTGCGTGCATAAACGTATTCGCGTACTCTTTGCTCTTTCTTGTGGTGCCAATGGTTGAATAATGCGAGGGTGGTTATGATTAGTAGGATGTATTTCATAGTTTTGTTTATTAAATTATTCCTTGGTCTGCGAATGAGTAGTGAAGATTACCCGCTATTATTACATGATCTAGTATTTGTATCTCGAGTATATTACCACTATTTTTCATGTTCTTTGTCAGTTGTATATCTTGTTCGCTTGGTTGATTGTTTCCACTTGGATGATTGTGGCTAAGTATTATGCACGTGGCTTTGTTTAATAGTGCTTTTCTAAATATTACTCTCTGATCCACTACAGTAGCTGTCATCCCTCCTTGAGAGATTAATTCAATAGCTAGTACCTTGTTAGCTCTATTTAAAAATACACAATAAAAGTGTTCTGTTTCTAAATTATAGTAGTATGGTTTAAGCAGTTCAATAATATCTCTGCTGCTTGTTATCTTATGCTTATCTTCTGTTTGCTTTATCTGTTCCCTTCTTGCGTATTGAATTGCTGCCTCTCTTAATTTAGGGCTAATTAGTTTTTGAAGTTGTTCGTCTGTGTAGTTCATCTTTATAAGTTTTTAGTGTGGGGTGTTCCTTGTTGTTTACAGGTTATTAGGTTCCATCTCATCTACTGCGAGCTCACTGCCTCCGGTGGTTTCTTTCCAATCGTTTTCTATTGCATCTAAGACTGCATACCAATCGTGGCTGTTTGGCTCTTCTGTCATCATGCGTGCGAATCGTTCGGGGCTGTCTGTCTGCATTGCCTTGTTATAGTGGGCGCGTTGTTTGTAGTTCATCTTTATAAGTTTTTAGTGTGGGGTGTTACCCCTTGTTAATTATATTCTGGAGGGTTCGCCTCTCTTCCTTGTGTGGTGTTGTTCATTCCTTAACCTTTAAATATTGTTTATATATTCTCCCCGTTTTACTTGTTCTAATTATGAAATGCTTGCCGTTGATCGACTGCATAACAGGGTAAATATTCCCTTTAATATCTGTGAACGTTTTACCTGTGCTTTGTGCTTGGGCTAAAATCATTGTGTAGTTTCCTTGTGCATCCTTTACCATCTGAGCGCGTGCGGGTGCTGTGTACATTAGTAATATTAATATTAGGTATTTCATAGTTATAAGTTGTTAGTTGTTAGTTCTGTTTGGGTTGTTAGTTATTTAAAAAGAAGTACACAGTTCCGTCCTCATCTGTCGCAGTGTTGTAGTCGTGTCTCAAATTACAATTCCATGAGGCTTGCCAATCTATTACAATCCATGACGGCATATCTTTAGGAATTTCTCCGCAGTCTTCCGCTTGTTGTTGTGCGAAATCTTCTTCACTATCTGCCGTTCCCATAAAATTATCTTGTACGTCTGAAAGTTCAATATCGTCAATATTGTAGCCTGTAGCGTCTGCGTACATTTCTATTAGTTTGCGGTCATCCTCGTCCATGTTAATATATTCATACAGTTTTTCAAGTTCATCTGTGCTCATACTTTCTGAGTAGAATGATTTCGGAAAGCCTTCGAAGTCTTGGAACATGAATTCGGGGTCTTCTTCATCTGCATGCAGTTCTTTGATATTGTCCATGAATTCATCGGCGTCGCTGAAGTCTTCGAGGTTTATCCATGCGCCTTGAATACTGCCATTGTTGTACTTTGAATAAGTGCCTACGTATAGGCTTGGTGTTGTTGTTGTGTTTTTCATCTTTATAAGTTGTTTATGCCCTTGGGCGGTTGGTTTATTTATTTGTAATTCTTAACTCTCTCGCTTTGGTGAAATATGCCTTACTCATTGCCTTCGCGCTTTCGTAATGTGCTAAAATATCCGCACTTGTTGAATTGGCTCTATTTAATACATGACCACCAAGCGGCGAACGTTCACCAATATGGGGGCTGTGTTTTGATGCCCATCTGTAGTATGTACCTAAATACACAAACTCTAAATAAATTCTTTTTGTGTAGTGGTTCATTTCGAATGTGTTTTCATTGTGCTATTGTTATTATCTGAGTACAAATATATATGTTATATTGCATTATGCAAGTAAAAGTTGCAAATATCTTACAAATGGTTGATATACAATATGAATATTTTACATTTACTTCCTTACAAGGTGTATAAATAGGAGCTTTTGCCGGTGTCCTGGCACCAATGGCCCCAAGTTATTAGGCAATAAAAAAGCCCCTAATTTTGGGGCTGTATGTGTTAAGTGGATATGAGGATAATACTACGCTACTGCGTGAATGCGATATTTTTGTATGAAGGGTGTTATAATATTTATCCCTTGATCTGTCAATGTGTATCGTCCACCTATTTTAAATACGTGACCCTTTTTAATGAGATTTAAGGCACTGTTAAAAATGGATTGCGTCATGTGTCCATTTAGTTTTAGATCGGCTAATGTAGGGGCTTCTAAGTACGATATACCTATAAGTATTTTAAATTCTAAAGAGCCCTTGTCTGTAAGTAGATCGTTTAGGAATGGTTTAACCACATGGTTAAATTCATCTAAAGAACCATGCGCATAGCAGTTTGTCCCAATTTGGGAATCGCCTTTGGTCCTTCGCTTTCTTGGTCCTTCCTTCACTTGCTTTGTTCCGGTTGTCGTGGTGTGGTCCTTTGGAGCTTTCATCTGCTTTAGTTTGCTTGTAACAATATACTAACGTCTGTTTGTTTATTGTTACAATGGTTATTTTCTACAAATATACGTTGAATTCCGTTTCGTTTGCAAGTGTTTGCAGTTTCTTGCAATTGTGGGACGTTCTATGAAATTTTTTCGGAGGGGGTCGGGTGCGCTTATTTTGTTTTTTTTTGCGCCGGTGGGGGTGGGGGTGTGAGCGATGAAACCCAACCATCGAACTATCGAATAATATATACCTATTATTTATCAACATGCACTTGTTTTTTAAAAATGTATGTATATTTTTGCACAAAACTAAACAATATATGACAGACAAGCATGTAAGTATTCAAGAAGCAAGTGAGCTTACTGGATACAGTAAGAGTATTATTAGACGATGGTGTAATAGTAATAGTATTGAGTATGTGGTACCAGGTAAAAGGAAGTACTACGTCAGAGTGAATAATGGACACATTGTTTTCAAGCCAAATGTTAATAAGTAATGGTGTATGGCTAAAGATCCTGCGGTATTATTTTACACTTCTGACTTCCTCACTGGAACTGCATTAATGAGCTACGAGGAGAGGGGGCGGTATATTTATTTATTGTGTTTACAGCATCAAATGGGTGGAATTTCCCAAGATCATATGAAGATCATATGTGAATCATATGATGTTGTAAAAAATAAATTTGATTTAGGAAAAGATGGCCTATTTCGGAACAAAAGGATGGAGGAAGAGTCCCTCCGTCGCGCAAAGTATTCAGAATCAAGAAGTAAGAACAAAAAAGGGAAGAATCATATGAAGATCATATGTGAATCATATGAAGATCATATGGAAACTGCAACTGAAACTAGGGTTAGGGAAAAGGGTGTGGGAAAAGGGGAAGGGATTCCTAGGATTTCTGAAGTCGAAGAATTTTTTGTTTCATCCGGATTCAAAATCGAAGTTGCCCAAAAAGCATTTCGGTACTACGACGAGGCAGGGTGGAAGGACAGCAGGGGTGTTCAAGTGCGGAACTGGAAACAAAAAATGGTATCAGTTTGGTTTACAGAAGACGCTAAACAGACTGTACCACAGATAGATAAGGTAAAAGCCAAGGCTGCTGCGGATGACTTTCACAACAGCCGACTTGGACCTGCGGATCGGGTTCATTATCCAAAGGACGATGATCATGTCGATGAATAACATGGCTTGTTTCTCTATTACATCACGCTTGTTAGCATATAATATGCTGTTTAAGGTTAGGTGCTATACATGGGGTTAGTATGTCTTAAAACGCTTAAAATTGAGTTATGGAAAAAGAATTAGAGAACATATTGAAGATCAGGTTTGTAAGTATATTTAGTCCATTGTTCTATATAAGGAGTGAAGTGTGGTCTGATAACAGAGTTTGTCGTATAGACTTCATTATCACCGATATATGTAGTGGAAAAGAGTTTGGAATTGAGTGTAAAACGGTAGGCGGGAAAAAAGGCAGGGATTTAGGTGGAATGATTACGCAATGTGCTCAGTATAGCCGACTTACGTTTGGCGGTGTTAGAATACCAATATTTCTATATCCTCAAATATCAAGTAACTATTTGATTTATAGCGATCAGCAGAAGGTTTTAGATGATGGAATATGGCATAAAGATCGGCACGATTCTGATCATAACCATCATGGTGTCAATAGTTTACTTGCTTATTTTAATATGGGTGAAGTGCGTCCGAAGAAAAGTGGTGATTATCACGACTTTACGTTTAATAACAAGGTAATATTTAAAACTGCTAAAAAATGGGGTTTTAACGAGATAGTTGGCTTACATTCAGATAATTATAACGAATTAATAAAAAGAATAAATACATGGGAAGAACGGTCACGTATTTTCAAGATTATAAAGCCGTAAGTCCGTTCTATTTAACTGTCGATCAGTCGCTTGACAGGATAAAGACGGGGGCGGTAAGGGATAAGATTGAGCAGTTGAGGTCAATCGAGGATTTAAAAAGCGCGAGAATATACAAAACTAAATCACTACCCTGTATACTGTTTTCAGGAAAGTTTTCAACAAGGAAAGATGATGGAATTTTGGAACATTCGGGCTTCTGCATACTGGATTTTGATCATATAAATCCCGTAAAATATAAGCAAGATTTAAGTCGGTTTAAGTGGATTTATGCCATGTTTATTTCTCCAAGTGGGGATGGATTGAAGGTTGTGGCGCGAATTCCGGCTGCTTCGGACAAGCATCGGGAGCACTTCTTGGGTATTCAGAAGGCTCTTTTGGGGTTTGATGGTTTTGATGGGACGAGTATTAATATAAGCAGGGTGTGTTTTGAATCGTGGGATGAGCATATTTATATTAATAAGGATGCTACTGAGTTTGCTCTACCGCCCAAGACTGTAACCAACTGGTCATTACTGAACCGTGCCGTGAAGATGATTTTAGATGCACCGGATGGAGGTAAGCACTCTGAACTGCTAAAGGCGGCAAAGCTCTGTGGTGGATGGGTCGGATCAGGGGTGATGGATGAGTCGGAGGCTCAGTATGAGCTTGAGAAAGCGATAGAGAGTCGGGATATTGATGATATGGCGGGTGCCAAGAAGACAATCAAGGATGGACTTGGTTATGGGAAGGCGCTGCCGATTATGGTTGAATCGCGTTCCAATGGAATCGGTGAGATTTCAAGACCTCAGATCAAGGTAGATAATCATATATCCACTAGATTACAAGAGTCGGAGTATATGGGACAGGTTCGCACGCAGACTTTGCCGATGGGGCTTAGTACTGGGTTTGAGAAGTTTGATCTACATTTTCGGTTTAAGCCATCCAACTTTGTGATTATTAATGGACATGATAACGTAGGAAAGTCAACGTTTATATGGTATATGGCTGTCCTGAGTAACGTACTGCATGGGTGGAAGTGGATAATGTACTGCGCGGAGAACACTGAGGGACAAGTTAGGAAGTCTCTTATGCAGTTTAAGACAGGAAAAGCGGTGCACAACATGAGTGAACAAGAGTATAGTGATGCATTAGATTGGGCTTATGATAATTTTACGTTAATTAAGGTTCAAGAGATGTTGTCTTGGAAGGATCTATTGAAGGTAGGGGTAAGTATAAACTCTAAAAAACATCACCATGGATTCCTTATTGATCCGTACAATGCACTAGATTTAGATTTAAATAGTAGTCCACTCAGCTCCCACGAGTATCATTATATGGTGACAAGTCAGATGAGATCGTTCTGTAAGCATTGGAATACGAGCATTTATTTGAATTGCCATGCCGTAACCGAGGCTCTGAGAAGGACACACAAGGATGGACTGTATATGGGATTCCCTGCTGCGCCAAACAAGGCTGACACAGAAGGAGGTGGTAAGTTTTCCAATCGTGCCGACGAGTTTTTGACTATTCATAGGTATGTTCAGCATCCCACTGAGTTTAATGTGACACAGGTTCATGTACGAAAGGTAAAAGAAACTGAGACAGGCGGTAGACCAACACTTCTGGATGAGCCGATACTATTTAAGATGGAGAAGGGTTATTATGGATTCTTTGATGTTGATGCGTTAGCTAGTCCATTAGTCAGCCGAGTGCATACCACCAAAGAAATGAATCATTGGACGGACGATAGAGGAGATGCTCCGTTCTAAACCTCGGTTGTTGATAATTTTTAATGATTATTATTAAAAGTTAAGTATATTTGTACCTATGGAAAAAGTAGTCAAAAAGATGGTTGGAGTACAGGCATGGGTGGAGGATGTTATCCAAGAAACTATTGCTAGTATGGCACAAAAGGATGATATTAGCATATCTTCGTGGATAAGGCGTGCGATTAAGGAGAAGATTGAAAGAGATTTACCCTCGCGCCCACAATGACATATTACATGAACTCCGATCACATCAAAGCCTGCATGGGGCCACGCTCTAGGAATTACTACTGCGGAGTGCCGGTGTATGAGGTGTTTAGAATATACTACTGTGTAGGTGTGTGCATGTATATTAGAATTGAAATGGATAATGATATGATACTTACTTGGAGTTATAGTTTGAACTGAATCACAACATACGCCAACGACATGAAAACACTAAAACGCCTAACAGTTATCCCTTTGTTCATCATACTAATTATATCAATACCAATATTGTTTATTGTATGGGTAATCACGGGAAAGAATAGTCCAATTGAGATTGCAGATAAGTACACTGATTGGCTAACTAAAATAGATCAATGAAAACCTACGTACTCACCCTATCACAAGTATTCCCTAAGAACCATTCTCGCAAGGGGGAGTCTACGGGATTTGCGACCAACAAGAAGAAGATCCACACCATCCGTGGTAGCTATGCCCTATGGAAGAAACGATTCGAGACTATTGACAGAGGTGAAGGCATGCTTGCCATCCGTCAGTGGAGCGGTAAGCCTTATGTATCACCTCAAGTGGAGGTTGCCAACCTGTTTAGAGAAGACGGCATCGGTATTCAGAAGATCGAGTTTGATCCTGCTGTGCACTCATGTAAGATAGATGGCAGAGAACACTTAGTAGAAGAGTCAGTTGCAGCCAACGATGGACTCTCCTACAATGACTTCAAGGAATGGTTCAAGGGAGATGATGACTTTGAGCCAATGGTTGTTATACATTTTACGAAGTTTAGGTATATATGAACGTACTAAGTATCTGCGATGGCATGTCATGTGGGAGAATCGCATTAGGGAGAGCAGGCATTAAGGTAGAGAACTACTACGCATCCGAGATTGACAAATACGCCATACAGGTAACTCAAGCGAATTATCCGGATACTATACAGTTGGGGGATATGACCGCTTGGAGAGAATGGGATATTGATTGGAAATCTATCGGGATGGTACAGTCGGGAACGCCATGCCAAGGATTCTCATTTGCAGGCAAGCAGTTAGCTTTTGATGATCCACGAAGTAAATTATTCTTCGTGTTTGTAGACATACTGCGCCATGTGCAGAGCTTTAACCCATCAGTGTTGTTTTTGCTTGAAAACGTTCGAATGAAGGAAGAGCACGAACTAGTAATCAGTAGAACGCTTGGGATAAACCCTATCGCTATAAATAGTTCGCTTTTGTCAGCTCAGTCGAGATATAGAAATTATTGGACGAATATCGGCTGCGAACCACGAGGACTCTTCGGAGATATGGAGTGCGTGATTCCTCAACCCAAAGACAAAGGAATTCTGCTGCGCGATGTGCTGGAAACAGAGGTGGATGAGAAGTATTATTTAAAGACCCCACTTGCAGGATTTAGCGGAATGGATTTGAATAGCAAGAGTAACACATTAAGAATAGGAGGTGGGGCAACCCAGAGTAATAAGCATAATTTTGATCTCATTAAGATCGACAAAAAAGGCACCGTAAAAAGCAACCAAGACAAAGCATCCACATTCACTGCGGGTGGACATTCTGGAGGTAATCACTCTGACATGGATCTAATCATCGTCGCCTCACGAGGACGAAACCCAGAGAACCCATCAGACCGAACAACAGGTGCTAACCTAGAGCAGAGGTTAGAACCTAGAACCGACGGTAAGACTAATACGTTAACAAGCGTGCAGAAGGATAATATGGTTCTTCAACTCAACCCATCTAAGGAGTCTAATGGTCAACAACCCTATCAACAGAATAGAGTGTATTCACCTGATGGTATTAGTCCTGCTTTGAATACTGATGGGAGAACTCACGCTGTGAAAGTTAAAGCTCTTAACGAAAACCAACAAAAGAAATTCAATCCAAACATAAATGCTGACAAAGCAAACACATTAACACTTGCACAAGGTAGAGCAGGAAGTAGTGAAGAATATATGGATGCAGTTTCAAAGATTGCAAAACTAACATCACGCATTCGCAGACTTACACCATTAGAATGTATGCGTTTGCAAACAGTTAATGACAATTACAAGATGCCAGTAAGTGATTCACAGAAGTACAAGATGCTTGGGAATGGTTGGACTATTGATGTTATTGCACACATTTTGAAATACGCTTTTTAATCGTATCTTTGCCCTGTGTTTCAAAAGTTAGTTAGATTGACAGCCTCGCAGTAATGTGAGGTTGTTTTTTTTTACCGCTCATCAATTATCCCCAACAGCACCAACAACGCTATAACACCGCCTTTAAAGGTCGCTGCAATACTTTTTCCAAGTTGCCGATAGTGATATAGCATCACGCATAGAAATAACAACACAACGCAAACAGCAGCCATTAACGGCTTAAGATTGGTTATCTCTTGGTTTGTCATCTGGCTTGTTCTTAACTGCCACTCGGTACGATGCCCACATTGAAATTATCAATGCGCCTAACTTTGCAAACTCGTACAATG